TACATACATACATACATACATACATACATACATACACTATAAAAATGGATTGCACACTATACAAGCTATGCAATCTATCCAGTACAAATACTACTTCATAGTGCCAGCAAATCTGCTGCCGGTTTAACTTTCATTGCTTCCAACTTTGCAGTAAACGCGACTGTCAACTTATCTTCTGCTGGTGCTGCAACTTCTAAAGCACGTATCAAGCGAGTAGCGATTTCAGGTGCATAATACGTCTTGCTACCACTCAGCGCTGCAAACTTCTCGCAGTAATCAGATACAATCTTGTTAAGCTTCACAGTCTCAGTTTCACTTGGAGTATCACTGATACCTAACTTATCTGCGATTGCAACACTTAACAGCTCTGCAACATTGCCATTGAACCAAGCAGTGATGCTATCCTTGCTTAATCTATTGCCTTTTGCTGCTTCATCAAGCCAATTGATACAGGCAAGTACACTGATGTCAGAATCCAGTATCTCTACACCTTCACCAGTACCATGCTCAAGCAGCTTTGCTCGTATCAACTCATTCTGTGCACCTTCAAGTAGTTCATGCACATGCACTGCAAGTTCTGCTTGATACACTGCAATTTGCTCTTCTTGCAACACTGGAACTGATACACACTTACTAGGCATTACTGCCTTCTGATTAGCCGTAGTCTTAAACACTATCTTTGCTAACCGCTGACCATCAAGCGCTACTGACTTCTTTGCATCATAGTTACGGACAGAATGTGACACACTCATGTTAGACATGATTATTTCCTTTCTCTAGGTGGTTTAAAAGAACTAAGTCTATGGGATGCAATACGCACCCGTGCTACTATAGTAGCAGGAACCGTGCCAGCTATCACACTATATAATACTCAATGAAATCAACCACTTACATACATAAGTCACTACTAATATACTCTCAATGTGACCATAATCGTCACATACCCCTCACATATCATACAATATCCAAGGCAATCAATCAGTTACAGGTGATAATTTACGTCATACAATGTGACCATAATCGTCACCTGCATCCGGCAACAGCAAGTAGCAACTGAGTATCATTCTCAACTAGTGTAATGTAACTAAGAATCATTCTCACTAGGGGGTGGAAGCCTTTTTTAAGTTTTCATGTGCGTCTGTATCCTATAAGTAACTCTAAAATTTTCTAAACTTTTATATCCCACATAACCTCACATACTATCTACAGCACTCATGCAAATAGTTTTGCCTGTATATTTCTTACACAAGGTAATGCTATATTCATGTTAAAAAGTACTTTAGAATCATATATTTCTTACACAAGGTAATGCTATATTCATGAAACCCTGCTACCAACACAACAACACTTCGCATAGTATATGCATAAGTATTGAAAGGTGCACAGATTAAACAAGGACAGTATTATAATGACTACGACTAATAGTTCTGTAGCAGTACAATCAAATAGTACAATTGAACGAGCAATATCTTTGCTTGGTTCTGGACTATCTCCAGAAGTTGTATCATCAACACTAGGAGTAACTTCTGGATACATATCTCAACTTATGTCACAGGATGAAATAGCATTTAAAGTTACTCAATTGAGATACGAGTCATTGCAAAAACACAATGCAAGAGATTTAGGATACGATGAGTTAGAAGATTTGCTACTTGTTAAGATGAAAGAGTTACTTCCATTAATGATGCGCCCAATGGAAATATTACGAGCACTGCAAGTACTTAATAGTGCAAAACGTCGTGGACAATCTGCACCGGAAGCAATACATCAACAACAAGAAGTAGTAAAATTAATATTACCTATACAAGTGATACAAAACTTCCAAGTAGATATTAAAAATACAGTAATTAAAACTGGAGATCAAGATCTGCTAACTATAAATCCTAAGCAACTTCAAGCCTCTACACAAAAGAACGGAGTAACATATGATGGTATCTCCTCAAGAGAAACAAGTATTAGAGAAAGTAACTCTAACAATACAAGAAGAATTGAAACGCAAACACTTAGTAGCTAATAAAGAAGCTGCTAATACATTACTATTATCTATGTCTTTAAGTTTACAAATGTCATCCACCACAGTTAAAGTAACTAAAATAAAATGACTATCCTTTCTGATTTAGGTTTTACTCACGAAGAGATACAAAAAGCACAAGAAAACTTACCGAAGGAAGATATACAAGAACTAACAACAGAAGCTAGTTTTACTACAGCAGAGGTTATAAATCTTGCGAAAAGCTATTTGAATTTTCTAGCACCATTAATAATGCCAACTGTTTTTAAGTTTGATTTTCCTGCAGTGTTCTTATCAGTGTGGTTTTTACTTATAACTACTGTAAACAAAGTACGAGATTTTACACAATTAGCAATAGGACTACCTCGTGGATTTGGTAAAACTACTCTAATAAAAATATTTATTTTCTTTTGTATAGTATTTACAAAAAAAGAATTTATACTTGTAATATCTTCTACCGCTAGTTTAGCAGAAAATATTCTAGCTGACGTACAAGATATGTTAAATGAACCCAACGTTAAAAGAGTATTTGGTGATTGGAGATTAGGACTTGAGAAGGATACACAAGCAGTTAAAAAGTTTGGTTACAGAGGACGTAACATAACTCTTGCTGCTATTGGTGCTGGTACTTCATTACGTGGTCTTAATATTAAAAACGTACGACCAGATGTAATGATATTTGAGGATATACAAACTCGTGAGTGTGCAGACTCTCAAATACAGTCAGAAGCATTAGAACGTTGGATGATTGGTACAGCTATGAAAGCTAAATCACCAATGGGTTGTTTATATGTTTTTGTAGCTAATATGTATCCAACTAAGTTTTCTATTCTTCGTAAACTTAAAACTAATCCAAAATGGGTTAAATTTATAGTAGGAGGAATACTAGCAAATGGTGAAAGTCTCTGGGAAGAGTTACAACCAATAAAACAACTACTGGAAGAATATGAATCAGATGTTGCAATGGGACACCCTGAGATATTCTTTGCAGAAGTTCTTAATGATACAGAAGCAGCAGAAGGTAGAGCAATAGATATATCTAAACTACCTATATATCCTTATGAAGAAAATGAACTTTGTGTAGGTAATTTTATAGTGATTGACCCTGCTACAGGTAAAGAAGGTAAAGATGAAGTAACTATTACCTATTTTGAAATTTACAATACACTACCAGTAGCGAAGAAAATATTAGAAGGAGCATTCAGTCCTGGGGATACTATAAAGAATGCACTTACTCTTGCTCTTAATAATAATTGTTCTCTTATAGTAATTGAATCTAATGCATATCAAGCAACATTAAAATATTGGTTTGATTTTTGTACGTTACAATTAGGAATAATAGGAATAGAAGCAGTTGAAATTTATAGTGGTATAAGTAGTAAAATATCAAGAGTTCTTACAATGTTTAAAGCACTACTCGCAGGAGAAATATATATTCATCCAGATTGTAAAGTTGCAGTATATAATCAAGCGAGTCAATTTAACCCACTAAAAAATAATAATACAGATGGTATATTAGATTGTCTTACTTACGCATCTAAAGTTATTGAACAGTTTGGGACACAAATAATTTCTCGTGGTGTATTAGGTAATATGAATTCTGTTAGTTCAATAGATGTAGATGCACCTAACTCGGCCTTTTAACTGGAGACTATAAAATCATGGCAGCAGATACTCCAAATACAGCTTTACTACTTCCTAGAAAAACTCAGGAAGCTATTATAAATTATCATAATCAGTGTTTTACTATGCAGAATCAACAGTTCAATATACGTGAACAACTGCGTCAGATGGATTTAGCTTATAGTCGTGAAACTGACCTTACAAAAGATCATGTACGAGCTAAATTAAGTAATAAATATGGAGATTCTAGTAAATTACAGAATATAGTGGTTCCTGTAGTATTTCCAGCAGTAGAAGCTGCTGTGACATATCAATCGAGTGTATTTTTATCTGGTAATCCTATTTTTGGTGTATCTAGTGATGCTGCTAATGAAGATGCCGCATTGCAGACGGAGTCTATTATAGCAGATAGCTCTATAAAAGGTGGTTGGGTAGCACAACTACAAATGTCTTTAAGAGATGGTTTTAAATACAACATATCTGCTACAGAAGTTGGTTGGGAAAAACTAACTACTGCATCCCTAGAAACTGATTTAACTTTTTCTGCTAAGCAAGCTAAACAAACTGAAACTATTTGGGAAGGTAATATAATCAAACACCTTGATATGTATAATACTTTCTGGGATACTAGAGTACAACCTACTAAAGTTCATACTCACGGAGAGTATGCAGGATATAACGAAATAATGTCTCGTATTGATCTTAAAGACTTTATTAATAAATTAAATGATAAATTAGTAGAAAATGTAACTTTAGCATTAGAGTCTGGTACTATAGGAAGTGCTGATACTGGTACTGGTGCTGCAGAAACTTATTATGTTCCTGAGATTAACTCAGAAGCATTACTTGGTAAAAATCCTCTCCTTAGTACTGATTGGTTAGCTTGGGCAGGTATTGCCGGCGCAGAACAAAAGATTATGTACCGTAATGTGTATGAAGTAACTACTTTATATGCAAAAATACTTCCTGCTGATTTTGGTTTAAAAGTACCTTCTAAAAATACACCACAAATTTGGAAATTTATAATCATTAATCATAATGTAGTTATTTATGCAGAGCGTCAGACTAATGCTCACGGTTTCTTACCAATACTATTTATGCAGCCTCTTGAAGATGGTTTAGGATATCAAACTAAATCTCTTGCAGGTAATTCTACTGCTTTTCAAGCTATTGCTAGTACTATGGTTAATTCTACTTTTGCTGCTCGTAGACGGGCAATATCTGATAGAGGTTTATATGACCCAAGTAGAGTAGAAGAGCGACATATAAATAGTCCTAATCCAAGTGCTAAAATACCAATTAAACCGGCTGCTTATGGTAAACCACTGTCTGAAGCGTATTATCCTATACCTTTTAGAGATGATCAATCTGGTATAATTTTACAAGAATTACCTCTAATTACTCGCATGGCAGATATTGTTAATGGTCAGAATCCTACTAAACAAGGACAATTTGTTAAAGGTAATAAAACTAAACAAGAGTTTAAAGACGTAATGAATAATGCTAATGGAAGAGATCAAAATACTTCCATTCTATTAGAAGCACAGTTCTTTACTCCTATGAAAGAAATTATTAAAATAAATATTTTACAGTATCAAGGTGCGACTTCAATATATAACCCAAAAATTAAAGAGTCAGTTACTATTAATCCAGTAATTTTACGCAAAGCTGTAATGGCTTTTGATATTTCTGATGGTTTACTACCTACATCTAAGATAATTAATGCTGAAGCTCTTACAGTAGCTTTACAAACTCTTGCTACTTCTCCACATATTGCTAGAGGTTATAATATTGCTCCTATGTTTTCTTACTTAATGAAAACGCAAGGAGCGCATCTTGCGGAGTTTGAAAAGTCTGCTGCCCAAATAGCTTATGAAGATGCGATAGTATCTTGGCAAACAGCAACTCAAGCATTAACAGCAGAACTTACTGTATTAGTAAAAGTAGCAATACCTGAGAAATTAACAGAACTAATTAAAGAGTTTAACGCAACACTACCACCACAACCTAAGCCACAGGATTATAACTATATACCACAAGGACTAGGAGTATCTAAACAGCAACAACAACAACCATCAGGAGTTTAATATGAGTATGATAGGAAAGAGTAGTTTTACTAAATATATTCTCAATGAGTCAGAAACAATTACTTCCCAATTACTTACACAACCACAGAAAGAGAATATACAAAATCTTCTCTGTGAAGCAGCTGAGATGAGACTTGCATTAGTATTTAACCCACTTAATCCTTCTGTGTTTATACAAGAAGAAGCAGGACTTAGTGGTAGGATTACAATACTAAAGTATCTTCTTGAGGCTTCAGAATTAGCAGAATTAGAGTTAGCAAATCACCCACAAGCGTAGTAACATCTCCAAACACTTTTACACTGAGAGGAATTATATCATGGCTTCAGCATTCGACATGTTTAAAACAGCGCCACAAACACCACAACCTAGTCCTAATAATCAAAGTAACCCAGGACAACTTCCAACTGTGCCAACACAAACTACTACCTATTCTCCAAATACTGCACCTAATGGGACTGTTCCAACACCTAATATTGTTAATGATAAGCCAAAGAACCCTCTTGACGAATTTAAGACTGTGTGGGATACTCCTAAAGACAAAGATGGAAAAGAAATACCACCAATTAGTACTGAAGTATTCCCAAGTATTGACCCAAAACAGTTAATGGAAGCGGCTGGTAAAGTAGATTTTAGTAAAGTAATTAAGCCAGAGCAACTAGAGGCAGTTAAAGCAGGTGGTGAAGGAGCAGCTAAAGCATTAGCAGAAATCATTAATGCAAGCTCTCAACAAGTATATGCACAATCTGCTTATGCTACCACTGAAATAGTTAAAGAGGCTGTTAAGAAAATTATAGAGTCACAAGATAAAGCACTTGCAGAAAAATTAAGAGGTCTTAATCTATCTGAATCCCTCCAGAAAGAAAATCCTGTATTCTCCCACCCAGCAGCAACTCCAATACTCGAAGGTATCCAGAACCAACTTGCGCTTAAGAACCCTAATGCTTCTACTGAAGAACTTAAACAGTTAGCTAAAGGATTTCTTGAAGCTTTTGCAAGTTCTTTTGCTCCTAAACAAGAGGAAACTTCTAAAGGAAATAAAGGTTCTAAAGAGACTGATTGGAGTAAGTTTTTAGAGTAATAGTTTACATATTGTAACTATTTAATATATTTATTCTAGGAGAAACAAAAATGAGACCTAATCGCGTTTTAGTACAAGATGAATTATTTGTTACTCGTATCGCACAGAATGGTGATGGATTGTTAACCTTTCCTTCTATATCAGTACTTACAACTGTTGGTGCTGGCACATTACTAGCAGCTTTACTTGGTTCAGGGGTATTGCATCGTACTGGTCCAACAGCAGGTTATGCTGATACAGTAGATACTGGTGCTAACTTGGATACAGCTTATCCAAATCTTAAAGTTGGTGATTCCATCCATGTGTTATATATTAATGGAGTTGCTTTTGCCAGTACCATTACTGCTGCCACTGGTGTTACTTTAAAAACTGCTACTGCTAATAATGTAGTTGCTGCAAGCACTGGTCGTCAGTTGTTATTTATCAAGACAGGTGTTGGAACATACGATTTGTATGTAATCTAATAGTATTTGTAATAACCTTTTTAATTCGGTAAAGGAAAACTATCATGAGCACTGGTGTTTTTAGTACAACTAACTTAACACAAGACTTAGCTAAGAAGTCATTTCCAGGTATGCTTACTCGTTTGATGCCTAACGGTAATGCTCCACTGTTCGCAATGACTTCTATGCTAGCCTCGGAAACCGCAGTACAGACTGAGCACGGTTTCTTCACAAAAACAATGTTATTTCCTCAACTAACTTTAAGTGGGGCAGGACAACTTGCAGCTGATGTTGTCTTTACAGTTGTATCTACTGCTAATATACTTCCAGGTATGATTATGCGAGTTAATACTACTGGAGAGAATATTATTGTTAATAATATCATATCTCCAGTATCTCTTGGTGTAACTCGTCAAGTAGGTTCTGTGGCGGCTCAAAATATTGCAGCTTCTGTAAACTTGTACCAAGTTGGTAATGCATTTGAAGAAGGTTCTATTCGTCCATCAGCTCTAGTAATTAATCCTGTTCGTGTAACTAACTTGACACAGATTTTCCGTAATACTTGGGCTATCACCGATACAATCAGAGCTACTATGATGATTGCAGGAGAAACCAATGTTGCTGAATCTCGTCAAGATTGTGCAGCTTTTCATGCTTCTGATATTGAACGAGCTTTGTTCTTTGGTCAGAAATCACAAGGTGTTCGCAATGGACAACCTTTTCGTACTGCTGATGGATTAATCAATATTGTAGGTAACTTAACTTACTATCCATCTAGTTATTCTGCTGTGAATGTATTTACCGCTGGAGCAACTACTAACTATACTCAATTGGAAGGATACTTAGATCAAGTATTTAACCAAGCAACTGACCCTAAAGTTGCTAATGAGCGGGTATTGTTTACTGGTGGTTCTGGTAAACGAGTATTTAATAACATTGGTCGTTTAAACGGTACTTATACTATGGTAGATGGCCAGACATCTTGGGGATTGCAATTTACTACCTTTAAGACCAGTCGTGGTACTTTCCGTGTTATTGAACATCCAATGTTTAATAGTAATGCAGACTTTTCTAAAATGGCTGTAGCTGTTGATTTATCTACATTTAATATTGCATATCTTGGAGACCGTAAAACTCAGAATAAAGAGTTTAATCAAGATATGGATGCAAATGACAATGGTGTAGATGCTGTTGGTGGTACTCTTACTACAGAACTTACTGTAGTAGTTAAGAATCCTCCAGCAGATGCAGTAGTCTTTGGTCTTACAGCAGCTGCGGCTGGTTAATATAATTGCAGTGCTATATTAATAGGAATTACAGTAACATCTGTAGTTCCTATTGTTAATATCTCTGGAGACTTTCTAATGCCATTAATTCATAGTACTACTGCCAGTGCTGTTAGTAAAAACATTGCTACAGAGATGGAACACGGTAAAATGCATAAACAAGCAGTTGCTATTGCCATGTCTGTACAGCGTAAAGCACGCAATAGTAAAGACAGAAGAAATAAATTAAGAAATACTCACAACAGAAGGAGTGCATAATGTCTGAAGTTGATAAAATACTTTTTGGAAAACTTATAGAAGAAGTACATCAACTAACAGAGACTCAAAATGCACTTGTAGTAAAAGTTGATTGTATAGAAAAAAAATTACAAACAGGTAGAGGAATTGTTATTGGACTGTTTCTTGCAGCAGGAGCAGTTGGTAGTACTGCTGGAGTATTTGCAAATAACTTTATAAAATTATTATCTTAGGAGAAAATAATGTCAACATTACAAGTTCCAAATGTGTGTGGTGGTATTACTCTTGTAACTTCTGGTGCACTAGTACCAGTAGCTAACTTAGTTACTTGTAATGCTTTAGAAATTACGGATATAGTACAGAGTTATAATAATCCGAGTGTTGTAAGTTCTAATATAACTACTGGAGCAGTTATAGTACGAATGAGTACTTTGATTACCTCTATCACCATAAATGGTAATGTGTACGCAGTAACAGTTGGTATAAGTGATGCAATGGCAGCAGCAGATGCTTCTCAATTGATATATCAAGGATTTAAATTAGTAGTAGGATAGTATTAGTTTTTTACCGTAATATAACTACATAGGAGTAATACATCATGGAAAGTACAATTGATACAAAAGTAAATCAACCTCGTCCAGGAGTTAATATTTTAGATAGACTAACAAAACAACCAAAATTAGAAGAAAAGACAACTATTGAAGATAAAGTTATTTTGGAGGAACTTGTAAATGTTCCTATTCGTGAGTATACAGTATACTATAGTACTATCCCAAATAGTCAGTATTTATTTAAAGACGGTACTGCTGCTGAATTTACTGGTGGTAGATTTCTTACTGATGATTCAAGACACATTACTGAATTAGATGCGGAGATTGCACGAAAGCATCAGTTTATTAGTAAAGGACTTACTAAAATAACTGATAAAGATTTAGACCCAATAGCTGAAATTAAACGTAAAGCTGTTGAGGAATATGTTGCAAAACAAAAAGCGGCTACTAATCCAACAAGTGACAAAGGAACTAGTATACAAGCACCTTTAATGCAGTCAGCTGCTAATAGTAACTCAATTGCAGTAGGTGCTGCTAGTTCAGTTTCTGGGCAACCTGGATAATATACTATGAGTACTCCAAATAGTCTTATGCAGAGTGTTATAGATGATGTAGTTATTCATACTAATCGTCCTGACTTAGTAGCAGAGACGCAGTTAGCTGTTTCTAAAGCTACTATGAAAATGCATATGACTGGGCCAAGAGACCCTGCAACAGGACTATCTGGAGCTGCTTTTTACGTACAAGATATAGTTTCTGATATAGTAATATTACCACTACAAACTGAAACTCGTTATGAAATAGACTTAAGTGATTATTCACAATTACGAGCGGTTAAAGGTATACAAGAGTGGAATGTACCTTTAACTGGGACGGAAGTTACTTATGAAAAACTTGACGAAAACTTCTTATTTGATGATTATCATATAGAAAAGTATGATTATTTCTACAGAGCTGGTTTAGTTGTTAATTTACGAGCGAGAAAGTTACTTACAAAAATTAAATTATCTTATTATGCTTTTCCAATAGTAGATGGTGCTACATATACTTCTTGGATTGCTTCTAAATTCAAAGATGCAATAGTAGAAGAAGCAGCTGCGACCGTGTTTAGAATGATAGGCAAAACAGATGAGTTTAAAACATATCAAGCGATGACACAAGATAATATTAGTATATTACAGTCTTTTGCTTTGGAAGGCGCAGTATAATTAGGAGATACCAATGCCAGGACCTTATACACCGGACGCTGAAGAAATAACTAGACCAGCAGATAATGATGATGCTTTTTATATGGCGGCAGAATTACGTACATTAAAAGTATATATTGCCACTCTTAATAGTGATCAGAACGCATTAAATTCTGCTATTGCTGCTGCTGAAAGTGCTGTTGATGCCTTAGCGGCTGCTACACAAGCTATTGCTGCTGCTGCTTTACTTGGTGCTAACACATTAATACAATATTGCGGTCTTGCTACAGGAACTGCTAATGCCATTATAATTTCTCCTCCTGTTGCCATAACTGCACTTGTTCCGGGACAAGAATTTATGTTCAAAGTTACTGCTACTAATACTGGGCCAACTTCTGTAAATATCTCTAGTCTTGGAGCTATACCAGTACAAATTAATGGTGTTGCATTAGGTGGTGGAGAGTTAGTGATAGGAAAATATGTAAGAGTGTTAGTAGATAGTACTGCTACTGCTGCACAACTTTTGTATGGAGATCTTCTCGCTACAACTCAGTTACAATTACAAACATTTACCGCTTTTACTACGGCTGGAAGTGATACAGCATATACCCTTACTCCGAATCCTGCAATTACAGCATATGCAGCAGGACAAAGATTTAGAATTAAATTTCATGCCACAGCTGGTGTAATTCCTACGATAGCAGTAAGTGGACTTGCGGTAAAGAATTTAAAGTATTATAACTATCTTGGAGTAAAAACTTCTTGTGGTGCAACTATTATTGTTGCAAATATGCTTACAGATGTTGAATATGATGGAGTTGATTTTATTGTGTTGGATGCTTTAACAGTTAAAGCTACTGATGCTATCAATGCCGAAATTAGTACTACACAATCTGTAGGAAATAATACAACTGCTATCGCCACCACTGCATTCTGTGAAACAGGCTTTGTGAATAATGATATTGGTACTGGAGCTCCTGGTATGATAGCTTTTTGCAACCATTTTACAGGTTCTAACTTAACTGATAATACTACTGTTGCAGGAAGTCAATTATATGGACTTACTAATAGTACTCCTGGATATATGACACCTAATGGCATTGCAAAGGCAGGAACATGGCGCAATATAACTGGTAGTACTGTGGCAACTGGTGATTTAACTGCTAATGGTTCTTGTGGTACGTTCCAGCGCATTTCTTAATAAGGAAAAATTATGCAAATTCGTAACCTTAAATACAATACTTTTGGTACGGTAGATATGGAAATTGAACATCCAACTTACGGATGGATTCCATTTACTGCATCACCTGATGATACGGAGAAGTATGGCAGAGAACTGTATGCTGCTGCCATTGCAGGAGACTTTGGTATTATAGAAGATGCTGATCCCTTACTGCCAAAGTTACCATATACTCCTTCCGAAGTTGAAGTATTAAAAACTGCTCTTATAGCTAAAGGTATATTATCTTCGGCTGACTTACTAGCTGCCATGGAGCAATTAAAGGTTTAAACTATGGCACAAATAACTTTTCGTGGTAATTTAAGTAGTGCTGCATTTCCTTTTATTTCTGACTTCGGAGGTAGAAGTATCGTTGTACCACAACTAGACGAAAACTTTCTTCCTAGTTCTGTTAATACTACTGCTAATGATTCTGACCGCGATAGAGGTATTCCACAGTTATATTATTGTCACAACGTAGTTCCTGTAGGACAAGGATATAAAAGTATAAGTTATACTAGAACCGTTCCTCCTGTTGTTCCGGCAGTTATAAATTTTATTGAGGTTTTAGTAGTTAAAGATGTTGATAATAATAAAGCACTTCTTGGTTTTACCACTGATGGTCATGTATATATTCTTGCAGCAAGTATGAAAGAGTGGTTAGAAATAACAGTTACTGATTGGACTGGTGTTGGCAATATAACTATGGGAATAGCTAATGGAAGTACTTATGTATGTTTACAAGGACTAGGAGTATTTCTTGTAGATATAACAGGATTAGCTTTAGTAGATACTGCATTAACCGGTCTCGATACAGCATTACTTCTTGGTATTTCTAATAGTAACAACTATTTAATTGCTTATACTACAACTAAGGTATATTGGTGTAGTTCATTAGACCCCTTAGATTTTGTACCCTCAGAAATAACTGGTGCAGGTTCTGGAACTCCTAATGATTTGGACGGATTAATTATAACTGTAGTTGGTATTATAAATGGTTTTATTACATACAGTACAAAAACAGTTATTATAAGTACTTTCAGTGGTAATATTAGGTATCCTTGGATATTTAGAGCTGCCTCTTTTGGTGCTGGTATAAATTTTCCTGATCAAGTTACTAATGAAGTTAATCTTGGTTATCATTATGCTTGGACTTCTGCAGGATTGTTACGGGTAACTAATACTGGTTGTGAAGTAGTATTTCCAGAACTTACTGATTTCTTGTCCGGTAAAATCTTTGAAGATTATGATATCACAACTAAAAAATTTACTCGTAGATATCTTAGTAAACAAGTAGCTGTGCGTCTAGGATTTGTAGGGTCAAGATTTTTAGTTATTTCTTATGGTATTTTCGATGAGCAGTATAGTCATGCTATTATATATGATACAGCTTTTAAACGTTGGGGCAAAATTAAAATAAATCATATTAAATGTTTTGATCTTAGTGTTTCTCCTAATGGAGGTCCTTTACCTTATACAGCACTAGAAAATACTATTTGGACACAGTATATAGGAGTACCTTATACTGCTCTTAGTGTAATGAATAATGCAGCAGCAGAAGCAAAAGAAAACTTAGCTTTTTTACAAGATACTGGAACTATACAGACAGCTAACTTTTCTTTTGGTCAAACAAGTGCTGATGCAGTATTAATGCTTGGAAAGTTTCAAATAGTTCGTAGTAGTTTGTGTACGTTGCAAGAAGTAGATATTGAAGGAATAGAAGAAAGTACAAATAATTTTAATGTCTGTGTATTCTCTACTTTATATGGACAGAAATTACTACCTCCTACAGTACCTATAGAAACTATACGAGAAGGTAAATTAAGAAGATATAACTCAAGAGTTTCTGGAACCAATCACATTTTTGCTATGCACGGAGATTTTCATGTGACTACTACTGTATTAACACTTTCTTTGGGTGGGAGTAGATAATGTCTATATCCACTAATTATAATTCTAGAGTAGATTTACAATTACCTGCTATTCCTACTACACTAAATTTAGAGTTAAACAAAGAATTACAATTAATATATAATGCACTAAAATCTATTGTAGTTTTTCTTATTAAGTATGAAAGTACATTACAAACAATTACATCTGCTGGACAACTTATACTATCACATAAATTAGGAAAGATTCCTTTAAGAATAGATACTTGGATAGTTTGTCAGACAGCCGAGGGAGGATATTCTATAGGAGATAAAATATATATTCCTGGACAAACTATCTCATCCACAGTAAATAATAAAGGACATACTATAATTGTTGATGATATTAATATAACTTTAAGATTTGGTGCAGAAACTCAAGTGTATGATGTATTAAACAAAACTACTGGTATTGGTGTAGGACTCACTAATGCTAACTGGAAACTTCTTATATTTGCTTCTATTTAGGAGATACAATATGCACTGTGGGCTTAAACGTATTGTTAATAGAGTCGATGGTACATTTGGTGTTATTCTATTAAATACTTTACCTATTGCTGTATGTTTAGAACGTCCTTGGTTAGATAATCGTAGAGGAGAAAGTTGTATTCCTACAGGTTCTTATACAGCTAAACGTATACTATCACCTAAGTTTGGAGATACTTTTGAAATTACTAATGTGCCTGATAGACAGCATATACTATTTCATAAAGGAAATATACTAGAAGATTCTCATGGTTGTATAATTCTTGGAGAGTATTATAATATATGGAGTACTGGTAAATGTAGTGTTGCAAGTAGTGGGGACGCATTTACAGAATTTATGAAAAGACTTAAAGATGTAGATGAGTTTACTGTTAGTATTACTAACTGTTATACATAAACCCCGCTATGCAAGTATAATTAATCAGACTACACTGTGTAAAATCTAAGGAGATTACAATGAGTTTAACAGGACTTGGTGAGGCTGCAACTGCAATAGGTAGTATAGCTGACGCAGCCAAAGGTATTGTAGGGCACTTCTTTGCTGATAAGACTGAAGCTCAGAAAGCAACTATTGCTACTGAAATGCAAGATATGATGAATCAGTATAATCTTGTAGCTGGACAAATTGAAATTAATAAAATTGAAGCTGCTAGTAATAAGTGGTGGATTGCTGGTTGGAGACCTTATATTGGTTGGGTATGTGGCACTGGACTTCTATATCAATTTTTATTTATGCCAATAATGAATGGTTTAATTAAAGCAATATTAATTCTATTCGGACGCACTGGAGTTACAGTATTATTTGTATCTCTTGATGTTAGTACTCTAATGACTGCTTTATCTGGTATACTTGGAATAGGCGTACTGAGAACGTTTGAAAAATATACAGGTACTGAATCTAAACGATAAGGAGAATATCATGACAGGTGAAGCCGTACCTAAAATGTCAAGTGGTGGTGGAAACTTCGCTGCTGCTGCAGGAGGATTTGCAGACGCTGTTAATGCTTTAAGTGGTCTCTTTGGAACTTCTGGTACTGTTAGTGGCAGTGGTACAACTTCTGTAGCTCCAGAGAACCAAAAAATAATGGATGCACTTACTAAACTTCTTGGTGGAGATATTACTGCTGGAAAATATAGTAAGGAAGCTGCTATAGAAGATACTAAAGGTAGTATACAAGCAATGATTAAAAAAATGCTACAGGAAGAAATGCCATCTATAGCAGGAGCTGAAAAAACATCTGGTGCTTATAATCAGACTACTACTAAATTACTCAGTAATGATTTGCAATCTCGTATGGATACTGGAGCACTATCTCTTGTATTACAGACTATTAAAGATTATGCTGGTATCACATCTAATCTTGGTCAAACTGCTGCTCTTACTGCTAAAACTTCAGGAACTACTACTACACAATCTCAAACATCTGAAACTCCTGGATTATTGTCTCAACTTGGTATTAATTTCTAAGGAAGTATTATGCCTACGAATCAATTAAACTTAGATAATTTTATGTCTCAAATACCTGTAATTAATGAGGTATTAGACACTGCGCGAAATGAGTTAGCATCTGCCGTACCAGTAATTGAAGCTATCAATGCAAATAAAACTGCTGTTTATACTAAAGGTGCAGAATTTACAAAAGAAGTCAAACAACAAGAAGGTTCTGCTGCTCTTGCTACTCAGCAACAAGTGCGTGATATTGCTTCTAATATTGGTACTGGAGACAATAGCAAATTACTTTCAGATCTTGCACAATCCTTTACAGATAATTTAGAAAAAGCTAATAAAAAGCGTGATGAAATTACTACTGCTAAAGTAGAAGGTGCTCATAGTATTCTTAAAGATATTACTAATATCTTTACTCTTCCGTCCAAAATAGATGAGTATAATACATATGCTGATAATGCTAATGCAGCTCTCACTACTATTAATGAAATGAATAGTGCTACTATTACTGCTGCTACAGCAAAACAAGTACAACAACAGAATTTAACTGAACAAGTAGTAGCAGATAAAGCGCAGTTAGCTGCTGATGCTTTTACTATACAAGCGGATGATGCTAAGTTACATGGAATAATTAACAAAGTAGAATTACAAACTAAAATTGCTACTCTTGCTGATGCACAGCTTACTAATCTTGCTAAAGGCGTACAGTTAGAAGATTCTTTACAGAATCGAGCATTAGAGCGTCAAAGATTACAACTTATGATTGATGCTAAAAATGATACAGATGAATCTCAGAAAATGATGCTAACTATGTATAATACTGGAGCTAAAGCTTTAGGACTTTCTCCTATTGCTGGTTTTGCTCAGTGGAAAGCTTCAGCATCTCTTGGTGGAGCAGTTAAAACTAAGATAGATGCAGTAACTAATTATGGAGGTAGTATATTACTTCATGCTACGCGTACTGCGGAAGATGGTACAGTAGTATCTGGAGATGGTAGTGCAAGTATGGGAGCTTCTGCTGGAGAAGCTATGGTATCTTCTAAGTTTGCACAGGCTAGACCAAATGGTGCTAATACCAGAGCTTTTGATTTCCGTGATGCTGTATTAAGTACTGTTAGTGGTTTACATCCTGGAGAGGCAGTTAAGCCAGAAGTATATTCAACTGAGGCACAACAAGTAATTGTTGGAGAAGCAAAGAAATATGCTACTAATATTGAACTTACAGATTTTCATAAAAATCCATACTATCAACCCGGTATCAGCGTAGTAGCACAATTAACTCCTCAACTTGCAACTACTCCAGAATTTATTGCTGTGTTTGGTACACTACAAGCTAGTGGACAAGAAGTACCTGTCGCAGGGGTGGTTATGGAATCTGCACTTGCAGCTGTTAAGAAAACTCCTGCATCTATTAATGAAGTCGCTAAAATGATAGCTAAGTATTACAATGCTGCTGTATATCATAATGCTAATTTTGGTGGTGTTAATCAGTTTGCGTTACCTAAAGTTGAAGGGTATAATGTACAACTTCCTACAGTTATGGGAGGTGCTTTTCCTATTGATAACAATGCAATAGTTAAAAAACTTCTTGGTCATACACAAGTTGACTTAACAAATGCTGAACAGATTAGACAGTATTTACTTAGAAGTTATAAATTATTTCCTACGGAGCGTAAATAATGTCAGTTGAAACTGATTTTGCTATTAGTAATGAAGATACTGGTACTAATATATTCTCTGACCATCCATCATATCTTATTGCTGCTGATGCACATACTGTTGGTAATGACCAAGGTAGTATGCTTGACCCAACTACATGGTTAGATAAGGGGTCAAATGTTGTAGCATTTACATTAAGCGCAGGTGCTAGAGCAGTTACTTCTGCATACAATATAGTACCTGAAATTGGTAATTTCTTTGGTGGAGAGTTTGAACAATCCAAATTAGATACAGAACAAATACTTCGTAGTTTTGATGATAACCTTGGTAACTACTACACAGAACATAAAACTGGTGTAGATATAGTTGGTGATATAGTAGGTAGTTTTGTTCCTGGGATGGCTGGAATTAAAATACTTAATTGGGGACAACGAGCTTTAAAATTAGTTCCTGAAGGTAACTTTGGATACAGTATTGCTAAATCTCTTGGTACTTTACCAGATAAAAGTGCTGAATATGCAGCAAGAGCAGCAGTATCTATGTCTCAAGATGCTGGTACTTATACTTGGGTTAATGCTAATATGATGAAATCTGTTGCTGCTGGCTATGCGCAAAATGCACTAGAATTTGGTATATTTGAAGTAGCAGCTGCTAGCACTATGCGAGATTCTCCACTATTTCGTGATGAAACAGCTGGAGATATTATGTATAATGCAATACTTGGTGGTGGTTTTATTGGTGCAGGAGTTATTGGAACTGCTGCTGCTATTAAAACTTACGGAGGTATTAAAAAGGCTTTAATTGAGACGGATATAGCATTATATCCTTCTAAAGCTACTAAGTTTGCAACAGAAGCTACTGAACCTTCGGATAAAGTTATTGTGGCGCAACATAATATTGAAGCACTGCCAATACTACTTAAAGATGATCCCTTGTATACTACTAAATTATCACAACAACAAAAAACTATAAGAGTTATCAATAATGAAGTTCGTACTAATATTCGTACTATGAGTACTGATGATGAACTTGGTAATATACTAGCAGATAATATTCAAGGAGTAAAGGCTAAAGTAGTATTACAAAATATGCTTGGGGCTAAAGAAGTTGTGCGTGCAGGAGAAAATACTGCTGCAGAAATTGCTGCTAATAAAGCAGCCAAAGAAGTAATTAAAGCAGGAACTAAAGATGTATTAGCTAAAGGAATATTATTTAAACCTAACGCATCTCGTGCTGCTGCTAGAGATTTGCAAGCACAAACTGACTCTACTGTAGATTCTATACTTAATCCAACATTACGCTATCTTAAACTATCTGGAGAAGATGCAGGAGTAATGTTTTCTAAAGCACCGCCTGTATTATATCTTGGAGATACAGAACACTCTGCAGAAGGTGTTACTAAAGCAATTAAATCTTATAATTTTTCTGCCACTAAACCTTGGAATATATTAGCAGAATCAGTTAATCATACTGAAACTGAGGCTAGAACTATCTGGATACAGAAATTAAAAGAATTACCTGCTACTGATAAACTAATAGTAGACAAAAATGATATACCATTGTTAGAACGGCTGTATCAAGATAAAATATCTACTGTAGTATTAACAGATGGCACTACTATTAATGGTAGTAGTGATTTATTAAAGCATATTACAGAAACTAAAAATAGAGTAGCTTGGATACTTAAAACTTCTGATGAACTTTCTGTAACTAAAAAAACTATTCCTAGAAGTACAACAGAAATTGCTAAGTTTGTAAATGTTCGTACTTCTTATCTTGAGGGCGCAGTTGATACTAAAAATCCTGCTGCTGATTTATTTGCAATGCAATCTGCTAGTGTACAAGCAACTATACTTGCTAAAACTAAAGAACTTACTTATAACCCTGAAGCAATTATAGATACATTAACTCAACCACGCTATGCTAAGATTTCATACGATGCTGAAAAGATTTCTGCACAGGGAGTTAGTTCTGTTAGTGACCGTCTCATTGATGGTGTGACATATATAAAACAACTTCACGCAATTAATCAAGTGACTTCTGATATTGTATTCTCTAACTATGTTCGTGATAAATTACCTTTGTTTGTTACGGAAGTTCCTGAGCGTTTGCTTGCTCTAGCTAATCGTTTCGGTGCAGGAGCTAAAGAACTAGCTGCTGCTAGTGCAAGTTATGATTCTCTTGGTGCTACGATGGAATACATAGGTAAAGGCACTGCTACATTAAAACGTGCTGCTATCCAAACAGTAGATGACACATTCTCAGGGCATTTTTATAAGTTTTCTAATGATAGCAGACTGGGACTTGAGTTAAGTACTCTACGCCAACAAATGCTATCTACCCCTGAAAAGTATATATTACGAGAATCTGAAACTGGCGGGTGGGAGGTAATTGCTCGTAAATTAGCAGAGTGGGAAGAAACTGGTGCTGAAGGTACTGAACCTATAGTAGATGCAGCAGTTAAATCTATTATAACTGTATCAGATGATATGGCAGCATTTCTTAAAGATTGGGTAGCTCACAATGATATTATGTTAAATCATAAAGGAGCATTACTTAATGCGAAAGGAAAACAAATTCGTGATTTAACTGGTAACATTTATTTTCCTCAGCCTAATCCTAAAGACTACAAACATTTTGCAATGATAATAGACCCAACAGTTAGTGGCACTGGTCATAAGAGTCTTATTACTGGTGCTACTGAGGAAGCCGTACAACAACAAGCAAAGAAAGTTGCACAAAACTATCCTGAACTTAAAATACTATTTAAAAAAGAATTAGAGGAAAATAAACTTGCAATAGGTAGTTACGATTTTAATCAAAGTATCCATGAGAATTATATTGATATTGCTAAACAACGTAGTGGTGTAGCTCCATTCTTTCCTAATATGAATGCTTCTGATTTAACTGCCCAACTAAGAGAGTGGAGAACTAGTGTAGATGTAAATTTAACAAGAGATATGGTAGCATTAAAGTATGAACGAGCATTTACTGAATTACAACGTATGGGTAAACAAACTACTCTTGAAAGTACATCACAGTTTAATATTGCATCTATTCGTAAATACGCAGAAAATACAATATTAGACCCGTATAACAATTATGTAAAAACTGCCCTAGATATATCTAAGAGTAGTGAGTATAAACTATGGCAAGGTGCAAATGACTTAGCTGAAAATGCTATTGGCGGTTTAATGGCTAGAATTCACGGACTCTGGGATAAAGTTGCTACTCCTAAAGATTTAGAAACAGTTAATACTGCTTTAAAAGAAGCTGGTATTAATACTCAATTTGAAGATGCTATGACTCTTGCTTATGCTGGACATTCTGCACCCAAACCATATCTTAGTAATTTTATTCGTGGTGCTAATAGTGTACTTAGTACTTTAATGCTGCGAGCAGACCCAGGTAATGCTATGAATAATGGTATCGGCAGTATTATACTTACTGGTGCAGAAACTAAAGATTTACTTGCAAAAATAGCAACTGGAGATGTAACTACTGTAGGTAGGCTTGCTGAAATTGCTAAAGTAAAATTACCTGGTACTGGAGATTCATACTACAGTACTACTAAACTTATAGCAGGAGCATACAAAGATTGGTGGAAAGCTATTGGTGGTGGTGAGTCTGAGATTGCTTTAAAAACTTTTTATAAGGAGCAAGGTTGGAGTACTAACTTATATGAACAGTTTAAAAATATTGCTGATACAATGTCTTTAGAAGGCAATGAAACAGCTGAACAATTACATTCTAAACTACTTGCAGGCCTTAAAAATACTGGTGATTTTTTATCTAAATATTCTGGCAATAATTTTGCAGAGGAGATGAATAGATTTGTATCTAGTAATATTGCTCAAAAGATTTCACAAGTAGGAGTTGATGCAAAAATATTAACACTAGATGATCAAAAAGTATTTATTAATTCCTTTGTTAATCGTACACAAGGTAATTATCTTGCATCACAAAGACCTATAGCATTTCAAGGACCAATAGGACAAGCAATAGGTCTATTTCAAACATACCAGTTTAATATGATGCAACACATATTCCGCAGAGTTGCAGAAGGAAATAATAAGAATCTTGCAATACTTATGGGATTACAAGGTACTATTTATGGTATCAATGGTTTGCCTGCTGTTAATGCTATTAATGATCATTTAATTGGTAATGCTGCTGGTAATGTAGGACACAGAGATTTATTTTCCACTGTTGGAGATGTTACTGGTAAAGATACTGCTGATTGGTTAATGTATGGATTTGCTAGTAATTTCTTATTGCATCCAGACTTAAAAATGAATTTGTATTCTCGTGGTGATATTAACCCAAGACAAGTAACTGTAATACCTACACAATTACAAGATATTCCTATAATATCTGCTTCTGCTACATTATTTACAGCTCTTAAAAATAGTACTGAACGCATAGCAAAAGGTGGTGATGTATATAGTAATATCTTACAAGGATTTGAACATGCCGGAGTCAACCGTCCACTTGCAGGATTAGCTACAGTACTTGAAGGTGCTGGTACTGGTAAGAGTTATAGTACTACAGTTCAAGGACAACTTGTTATGTCTACTGATATTTTAAGTCTTGCTAACTTATCTAGAATAGTTGGAGCTAAACCACTTGATGAAGCTATTGCTCGTGATGCTATGTATCGAGTCAAAGTGTATGCTGCTGACCGGCAAAAACAAATTAATACTATTGGTGCAGCTATTAAAAGTAAGATATTGGCAGGAGATACTCCTACAACTGAAGAACTTAATAATTTTTTACAAGAGTATGTCAAAGCTGGAGGCAGTCAGAATAATTTTAATAAGTTTATAGGTAGAATTGCTGTTACTGCTAAAACATCACAAGTAAATAAAATAGCACAGAATCTAAATAATCCTTTTAGTCAGTATATGCAACGAGTGATGGGCGGCTACGAATTAGAAGATATGACTAATGCACCATAGTATATTGTAATATTATTTTTTAAGGAGAACTATTATGTCAGTAGCTGCTGTTAAGTTTCAAGATTTTGTAGAACAACTCGGACTTAAACAACACAATCTTAATACAGAAACATTCAGAATCGCTCTTAGCAATACTGCTCCAGTAAATACGCAGACTGTATTTGCTCCGGGTACTAATCACCCTCCGCCAGCTGCGGCTAATGGTTATACTACTGGAGGGCACGATATTACTAATGTGTGGTCTGAAACTACTGGTACTGCTACTCTTAATGGTACCGATGTTACAATTACTGCTACTGCTGGTGGTATTGGGCCATTCAGATATATCATACTGTATAATGATGATAATGCTACTGATATGCTATGTCTGTACTATGATCACGGTTCGAGCATTACACTCAATGATGGTGAAAGTTATGTATTTGATATTCTTACTAATTTGTTTACACTAGCATAAGGAGAATTACAATGACAGCAATACACAACAGAGATAAGTATCCTGCTATCTGGGCAGAAAAAGAAGCTGCTGAAACTGAGTTAGCTACTCTTATGGCAGCACGTAAGATTCACACAGATGCTATTGGAAAACTTAATAAAGAGTTAGTAACAATTACTGCACCTTACACAGAAAAAATAGAACAATTAAATGTACTTGCTATGAGTAATTATGAAGAGATTAAAGAATTAAGTAGTAAAATTGCTCGATGCGCTATTGCAATGGGCGCAGTTATTGCTAGTCGCGGAGGTTAATCGTGGCACTCATCGAACGCTTGATGGCGATAGAATCTCCACGTATTCCTATTCATCAATTTCAGGCATTGCAAGCCGAGTGGGTACGCGGGAATATAACCTCAGCACAATGTCAGGATGCAATCATATTGCTGACAGGAACAGCCCTTGATTCGGCAGCGGCGGAGGTTGTAGCATTAGTTGCAACGGTTCCGGTTGGGACTACATCGGCAATCAAAGCAGATCGTGCATTGAAACTATTGGATATAGATCAGGTATTGCTACTCGCCGAGCAGCATATTGTCCCCTATGATACTCCGGCAGCAGTAAGAATCCGGTTGGGACTTTCTCAGATTTAAAGGAAAATATGTCCCTCAGCTATGCACACGGGGCGATACAGTGGCTTGCAGGTGACGCATTAAACACTACCTACACTGTCAATGGACTATCGTTCCAGCCTAAAGCATTAAGATTCTCTACTAATGGCTTGCAGAATGCCGCAGATGCAGTATCTTCAACTGTCTCCGGTGCACGAAGTATCGGATTTGCGGTAAGTACTAGTTCTCGTCGTTCCGTTGCAACCTACGATAATTTCAACTCTGCATCCTCAGATTGCGGCTCTATCGCCAACGATGATTGCGTTATCGCTACTGTCTGGGGTAACGGTTCACGTGAAGGTGCTGTAGATTTAAATTCCATTACAAGTGATGGCTTCGTCCTGATTGTCGATAATCAAGGAGTCCAAAATACTACTATATTCTGGGAGGCTTGGGGTGGTTCAGATATAACTGTTGCAGTAGTTGGAGACATTGCAGAACCGGCAGCTACAGGTAATCAGGATTATACTGTTACTGGATTCGCCGCAAGTGCGACTGACCAAGTAGTGATGTTTGCCGGGGTACAAAGTACCGCAGAATTAAACACAGGTAGTGCTACAGACAGCGGTTTGCATATTGGCTATGCCACCAGCGGAACAGCGGCAGATAATATAACTATATGCGGCAATGCTGACGATGCATCGCCAACAATGGATACTAACGGTTATTGCAAAACTGGCGAATGTCTGTCGATGATTGTAGTGGCTGGTGGCAATCCTAATGCTACTGCACAACTTACCCAATTCGGTACAGATAATTTCAGACTCAACTGGACAGCGAGAGCACTGACCAATCGCAGAAATATCTTTCTGGCCATCAAAGGTGGTAGTTGGACTGCTGGAAGTCTTACTATAGATGGAGCAACTTCTGGCGCAACGGCTACTATTAGTGGATTATCCTATACTCCAGTAGGTCTATCTGTAATTGGCAGAACTTCAGTAGAATCAACTGCCGGAACCAGTGTTGCACAAGATAAAATGCTTTGGGGTTGCGGCACATCTACTACAGACCGCCGTTCGATGGGGTATTGGGATGAGAATAATACAGCCAATGTCGAGATTGATCTTGTAATTCAATATGACCAGATACTTAGTTGTCCAACTGTTGGTGGCGCATTAGGGGCAATCAAAGATATTAGTACAATGAACTCGGATGGATTCACACTGATCTGTGATGATGCCGCCGGTGTTGCTAGTGAATGGATAGGGTATCTTACGTTTGGGAATGCAGTATCTAGTGGAGTTACAACTGAACAAGTTACTACTACTTCATTTGCTATTACACCAACTAATATAGGTTCTTTATATAAACACGTATCACAAATAGCAACAGTGGCTTTTGCAATCACTACAGCTACTATTAGTAGTTTACATAATTATAAAACTACAGTAGACTCAAGTTCTTTTATTGTAACTCCGAGTGTAATTAGTTCTTTGCACCATAATAAAACACAGATTGAATCTGCATCATTTACTATTGCCCCGAATGTAATTAGTTCTTTACACAATTATAAAGATACAGTAGAATCTATTGTTTTTTCCCTTACTTCTAGTAATATAGATAGTATCTATTCTAGTGTAAAAACATCACAAACAGAATCAGCAGTATTTTTAGTTACTCCAAATGTAATTAGTTCTTTGTACGATAAAGTAAGTAAAATTGATACAGGTATATATGCTGTTACTCCATCAGTTGTAGGGTCTGCTAAAAGTTTTGTAGGACAAATTGATACAGCTACATACACAATTACTCCAAGTAGTGTTGAAGATAGATACAATCATAAAGATAGTATACTTACTACTTCTTATCTTATCACCCCAAGTAGTGTAAATAGTATAGTTCCTATAAGTATAATATATAGTTTAGAACAACTAATTACAATAAAGGCAGAAAGTAGAGGATATATAGTATTAGCAGAGTCAAAAGATATAAGTATGGAGACGGAATATCGAGGTTATATTGTAGAAGCTGAACAGCGTTCCTATGTCGTGGAGGTAATATGAGTTTCTGGAATGAATCTAACCCTAAAAAACCAAAAGGTATAAAAGACCCAAACTCCGTAATAGATTATCCTATTAGTTTTGTTGCTTGGCTAGCCCAAGAAGGGACTACTTATGATAGTCATGAAGTATTAGTGTCTGGAGGGCTTGTAGTAGATTCTAGTGTTGAAGTAGGTGGTGTAATTATACCTAGAATATCTGGTGGTACTCTAGGAGAACTTGCAACATTTACAATAAGAATTACTACTACTAACGGTCTTGTTGAGGATAGAACATTTTTTTTAAAAGTAGAAGAGCGATAGTAGTAGTGTGTTATATATTAATGTACTTTTCCTTTCCCTAGATAAGTTTTTACAACTTCATCCATTCCTCGTCTCTTTAGTTTCTGAAGGCAAGCAGAAGCTATCTTTTCAAAATCTTCCGCAGTATATATTCCATCCAAGATTATTTCACAGTAAGTAGCTATTTCAGCTATACGAATTTCAAACTCAGTTACTGGGTGTTTTGCTAGAAGTAATTGTAACTTAGGATGAAAAGATATTTCATCTTGTAATTGAAAATATACTTCACTAAAGAACTCAAGTTTTACCATGTTATTATCTCCTTCCCGATAAGTTATTTAGTATCAACTCTGCATGATTAGCTTGATTAATCGCATCATCTAATGAGTTGTGTGCATGTCCAACTGGTGCAGGCTTTGCAGGTATTACTACTCTTGGCATACCTTTAAGAGTGCGATAACATCTGTTACCTCTAAAGTCCCAAGGTAATGTCATACGAAGTCTGTGATAATATGCTGCAAGTAATACATTATCAAAATCAGAACCATTACCCCATAGAAGTATATTGCCACCTAAATCTCTAAGATAGGCTGTAAAACACTGTAAGACATGCGCAGGAGAACTTAAACCACTAAATGCTTCCTCTCGTACAGATTTATCTTGTTTATCCCACCAAGCTAATGTTTCTATCTCAGAAGTAAATCCAAGTACTAATGATTCATGGTATAGTATTTTTTCATAAAACTGAGTTCTTATATGCTGCCTAAAAGCATCTCCTGGAAAGAATGATGTAGCACCAATACTTAATATAGGTGCTCCAGGCTTAGTTCCAGCAGTTTCTAAATCAAGCATTACATTTACGGGCTCAAACATGATAGTTCCTCTCTTCTTCGGTTAATAAACTAAAATCAACAGTGCCATTACTGGCTTCTCGTATTACTTTTTTCTTAGCTAAAAATCCTCCTTGTGCAACTTGTATCTTATCCGCTCGTTTAAGATTCATAAGTATCTCCATTAGTTGTTCCATCTTTTCTAAATCATTATGTACGTGTTTCCAAATATCAGTAGCTACCATAGCTGTATGCGCTGAATCTAATAATTGTACTACTTTATGACTTACATCAGAGTGTTTAGCTTTACCAAATTCTCCCAAAGCTTTAGGCATAAGATGTTCAGTGTGAGTAAGTATAGTATTAGCATAAATAACGTCACTCTTATCAACCACCGTGGAGCATCTGAGAGCAGCACACAGCAAGCACAACTTAAGAAGATGAGTGAACCTACGATTACTATAATGTTCAAATCTAACATCATCTATCCCTCCCCATGATTTGTAAATGTAATCTAGTATCTCAGTTGCATCAGAATCTAGTATAATTTCTCCGACTACAGTATTTTTGATACGTACTAAAGTAGCTAATAATTCTTTAGTTTTTTCAGTTGATGGACTACTAGGAAATGTTATTTTCTTTCCAGACGGCTCACCATAGATAAGTAGAAGTCTTGAAAAGAACCCCTGACCTATAATTTCTGGTGGAAATGCAAGAGAAAACCCACTTTGTGTATTACCGCCAAAAATATTAATAGTAGGATTGTTGATTGCAACAGATTTACTATTTTTAATTCTATTTGTATAAGTTCCTTTGAAATCCCAAAGACTTCCAAGTAATGATATAAATTCTATATTACCATTTCCAATGTAGTCATTGAACTCATCAGCAGCAATATACATTTCTGCCGCATCTGTATTGTTAATATTTCCAAATAAGTTCTTATCAAGTATATCGAATCCGTTTGCTCCTTCATCTTGTTCTCCTTGTAGGTCTAATAAAAACTTCTCTTTGCTAGTTCTTTCTGCACTAAATGTAGTGTATCCTACCTGAGATAAGATAAGTTTAGCTGTCTTAATTGCTGTAGATTTTCTAGTGCCAGGACTACCTATAAGCATACAATACATATTAGGATATATATCGAATGGCCCTAATTTGAAATTTACAGTTCTTCCTAAGTATGCAGCCAACAGACTAAGACAAGCCCACCGAGTAAAGAACTTCGGAGTCTCATTGTCTGAATTATAATCTAGGTATAGTGCTAGAAAATCATCACGCATAAATATGAAATGCAAATTCTCCAATTTCTATTACCCTAAATCGCTCCACGCTTTTCCTCCTTTCTTAATATCAGCCGGCACAGTAAATGTGTATACTACACCTGTGCAGGAAGTTACTGTAATGGGAATTTGCATTCTTTCCTTAACTAGATTAGTCAGAAATTCATATCCATTTCTGTACTGAAACAATATACTATCGTGTATTTGACAGTTCAACTTGAAGTTGGCTGCATACAATGGGTTTATTGCTATGTCGTAGAATACTGCCATATATGCTTTATTTAATACCATTGCATTAAGACTTTGTGGAACATGAGCAATGTAAGCATTAAGTGCTCTTTTATTCTTGCTCGGGTCAGCGAAACAATATCTAGTCCAACCAGTTGCTCCTACAAGCATCTTAGTTGTAGTGACTGTAGCTATAACCCAAGGATAAAATACTGCTCTGAGTCCTGGATATGTTCTATGAAAAGCTGCTAATAGATGTGCAGTAACTTGTTTAAACGTATAAAACTTAGGTAAATGTAATAGTTTCTTAGCTTCGATAACTTTCTCATATCCCATTGTATCTACCATAACATCTTCGCCCATGTTATAGTTAGCACCATGATTCACTCTCTTAGCTAAATCTCGTAATAGTTTATCTATTACTTTCATTAATCTATTATCGAATATTAAATCATACGCTACCCCAAAGAACTTGGAAGCATTTACCGCATGAAAATCGTCAGTTCCTGTAACAGCTGCAATAAGATTCTCTTCTCCTGCAATGTATGCGGTATCTCTTGATTCAGCTTGCTTAAGGTCAACTTCAGCAAGTAAAAAACCAGTGTCAGCAGTGATAGTTTGCTTGACCTCACGTCCTCTTGGCGTATTATGTATTTGTAATCCGCACCAGAAATGGTGCTCTCTACTAGCAAGCCGTCCTGTGTCAGTTCCATGTGGATTGAGAGCATATAATATCCTTCCTTTAAATTCTTTATAACCTCGTTTAGCTGTTTTAGTTATATCAGCATCAGTGCGTAAGTATGTACTTTTACGCTTTCGTAGTTCTCGTATATCTATTATCTTATTACAGATTCTAGCATTAAGTGGGTGTAACCAAGCAACTTTTTTTAAGTTTTCTTCATCAGCAGATGAGAAATTACCACAGCCTAAAATGGTAAGTAACTTCTTCATTTGTGGTGGAGAATTAACATTGAAGTTAGGAACACCAAGCATTTTATTAAGGGATGCTTGTAACTCTGCCAGTTTAATATCTAATTCAGCTCTTGCAGTTTCCATCACTTTCATATCTCTTTTTAGCCCTGTCATTTCTGACAAGTGACAAGGAAACACAAGTGGAAACTCCATAAGATAATTATTTTTAGCCCACTGAGGCATTTGTAATATCTGTGCTATCCATACAAGAGCAGTATTCCAAGTATCTTTAGCATTGTAATGATAGCGTTCTTTTAAATCTGGTGTATCAGCTAAGTCTTTCCAGTATTGTGCTTCTCTTACAAAGAAAGCTCCCAAGTATGCCAAATCCTTCGGTAGTTCGGAATACCAGCAGTGAAAGAGATTAGCGGTATCCCAGAGATAATTATACATAGGAGCACAATAACGAGCAAAGTATGCACAATCATATTTACCGTTCTGAAGAATTTTCGGGGCTGGTAACTCGTTAAATTTGCGCACCCAATGTAGATTATACACACTATCCATAGGAAGAACAGAAGTATGAGTAGTAATAATACCGGCAGTATCAATAAAGATAGCAGTATAACCAACACAAGTGATAGCGAGATTTGTTTTAGTTGTTTCAATATCAACTGCGATTGCAAAAGCTGTTTTGTAGTATTCATATATACTTTCTACGTTGCATGGTTCTAGTATGCACCAATTAAATGTAGGAATCTTACTCCACTCTTCTGGGTCAGTTAACTTAGAAATGTATCTTCTTGCTACAAATTTACCGTAAGGTACAGTTATAAGTTGTTTTAGTGGGTCTAAAAATACAAACTCTATATCCATGTATTTAATATAACTACCTGCCCAATTATCTAACGATACCTTGCGATTAGCACCAACAAGTTTTTGTAGTAATGTAGCATTAGTAGTGAGTACACCAGTAATACCTCTAGCGCGACAATACAGTACTATTTCTATGACTGTGCTGATAGTATCGGTACGCACCCATACAGTAGCACCACCAACTAAACTTTTTAGTCGTGGTATATATTCAGCATCTGCAAAAGTTCCTAGAAATAGTAGTTTCTTATTACTCATTCTGTATCTTGTCCAAAGTGCTCAGTCCATATCTTGTTAAGATAATAATCTTGCTTATCGCTAATGAATATACTACTACCATATCGTGTAAGATTATCACTTAAAGTTGAAATGAATTGTTCTTCCCAGTCATTTAAATCACCAGTATGTAACAACTTAGAGCAATCAACTATTTTATCTGATATACTGATCTTACTTGCTTTATCTATTTCCATTTTATACCCCTATACATAATTTCTTTTTATAAAGACACATATGCGGTTTTTCAGTTAGAACAAGTTTACAGATATTATAATCTTGTTCTAACTCTAGAATTCTAGCAGTTTTTATTCTATTATCTTTCTCTGCCGCATCTAGTGCTAGCCATACTAGAGTAGTTGGAGCAGATAGTATACATAATGCTATTATTGTTGTTATAATAAATATAATTTTATGTTTCAAAATTCGCTCCAGTTGAGTTCTCCAACTATAGGAGTTACAAGTCTGTCTCCTCGCATAACAAATAAAGTACCTTTAGACATATTAACTACAAATACATCACCACGAGTTAGTACATCTACAACTATATTAGAGTTGAGTATAAACTGAGTTGGCTTAACTCTTAGTAATATCATACCTGTAGCTTCATCTTTAGCTACTATGCCTACAGGCACGGAAGAAATTTTAACCTTTGTTGCTAGTATTAATGAGCGCTGTACTTCACTGCACTTCATTTTAAGTCTCCTTTAAGTTTTAATTAATCGGTATAGTATCGTTGTAACTCTGTTTTTTTCTTATCTATGATTTTAACTTCTTCGTATGTAAATGGTTTCATACCGTATGAAAGTCTTAATAAATTTTCTCGCATCCAGTGACCTAACCAACTTATACCTTTCTCTTCTGTTAATCTAGGTGAAAGTTTAAATTTAGGTATACCAGTAGGCTTAATTAATTTTAGTAATCTGCGATTAGTCCTTATATGTAATCTCATGTCTTATCCCCCATAACTTTCTGTGCCAACATCAGTATCGGATAAATCAGGCAGCAGAGTAAAAAATCTTTAAGTTTTTTCATTTTGTTCCTTTCTAAACTGTTAAAGTGAGTACTAAAGTGTGTACCAATGTTCCGATACACACTGAACTACTTACTACTACCACTACTTAATCTTATACTACTGTAAGTTCCACAATATCTGTGTACTCAACTTTTGTGTCCTTATTAACACGAATTTTCGTGACCATAATTACTTCTGCATCATTTGCAGCAATCATAGTATCACGAATACCAGTAGTACCAAAATGCGTAGCCAATACTTTCATAACCTCTTTCAACTTACCCTCTCCAAACTCGTTATCTAGCATGAACAATACACCAGTAGTATCATCAGCTTTAATAGGCTCTGAAGCTGTTGGGTCTGATAATTCAAGTGTTTCTATCGCTGTAATTTTCATTTCGATTGAAGGATGTTTATTAACTACCTTACTTTCGAATGCAATTCTACAACGATGTGCTCCTGCCGGGAATGGTTTAAATTCTGGCAAATCTGCCAAATCATCCAAGGTGCGGTCAAGTAGACTATCAAGTATTGCTTGTTCTTCTACAGTATTTCCCATGTTATACTACTCCTAGATTAATTAAATGAATGTATACATTATATATGTAAATATATGTATGATTTACTGGTTTTAAATACTCAGCTCCAGCTTGCCTGCACGATGTGCTGTGTACAAATACTATAGGTTCTTTGTCGCATTAACTACTTCTGCATCCTTGCGAAGTCTGTTAGATATGAGAGTAGCATAGCCAGCTATATCATCCCAAGAATCAATATTGTTAGGATTACCACATATGATACGAGCTATTTTAGTAGCTATCATATCCAATGATTCCCTCATATCGAGAGCTACCGGCACTGTATTATTATTGCTAATACTGTTTTTAATCTTTTGAGCTACGTTAGAAGTATTGATATAATCTCCATGCGTACTTTCTCTCTCTTTGAGAATAGTATCAATTCTATTGTCCTTAGCAAATACGTCTGCAATCTTTTTAATTGTTTCTTTTTGGGTTACTTTTATAGCAATACAATTCATAAAAGTATAACACCTCATTGGTAGAATTGGTGCTTCTCTGGTACAAATTAGAGATTCACTATACCATACAGCAGCATCTCTTTGTAAAACTTCCAATAAAGACTCATTATATAGTCCATTAAGTCTTTGTGCTTTAAAGACCTCTCCAGACGCCAAAGTTACAGTACATGTATGAAGTAATTCACCTACACTTCCAGGGGTTTCACCGCACTTACTCATTTCTTTTCTCCTTTATTAAGTTTTAAGTTTTAAATTATCCAACGCTATCTGCGCTGGACTTCTTTTATCTACTGCTCCCGCTACTTGTGCTGCTAAATGACTACCATCAAATATCGGTAGTAATGAGGGTACTGGTAATTTTTCAATACAGAAATCTGTTCTGCTACGTGTAAGAACTGAGTTACTATATGTACTACTACTACCAGCGATATGCTTACCATTTTTAACGTCACAGTATATTACATGATCAAATGCTTTACTGAACTCACTACTCATACCAGCAGAGCCAAATGAAGATACTAACTTAGTTCTTCCATCTTCCATTTTAGCTTCTACTGTATGTGCAATTACTATAAGATTAACTGGTGAAGCTTGAAACTGAGAGCAAAAGAACTCAGTCATTTTACGCAGACTTCCCCAATCATCCCGCTCAGGTTTGTAATCTATTGGTTCGGCCTTAGTAATGTGAGATAGTATTGAATGAGATAGTTGAGTTGCTGTATCAATTACAACTATGTCTTTATGAGTAAGAGTAGAGAAATCTAACTTATCAAACGCAGCATTATCTTTAGTACAGAGTGTGCAGTTATTTTTACCGTGTTTGCGACACATATTCATTTTACCTTGTTTCCAAAGTTGTGTCATAATATCTGCTGCTATTGGATAACTTGCACTGTCTGGAACTGCATACAGTTGTATATTCTTTTGCCAAGTAAGAGGTAATTTACGTAATGTAGCAGCACCTCGTTCTAAGTCTATCCAATGTAATGTAAAATGCTCTGCTAACTGTGCTGCGAGAGTTGATTTACCGCTTCCGCTAAGACCAGTTATAAGTACTTTTTCTACGCTCTCTGGTAGACTTTCTGTTAAGATCATGGTGTATTACTCCTTTCTATTGCTATTGTACAAGTTTGTATGCAGTATCTAACCCTGCACGTAGTCCTATGATAGTAAGACCAGCTATGTAGCCTATTAAAAACCAAGGTATGATAAGAATAAAAGAGAATACTAATCTTATTCCTGTTAATAACCATAGCAGTTTTGTTTTCATAGTTTATGAGTTGGCTTTTGCAAGTTGCTTTCGCACTTGAGATAGTTTAGTAGCTAAATCTTCTGTCTGCGATTGCCAAAGTTCTTCTTGTTTCAAGGTACTCTTGATTTCTGCAAGTTGTTGCATCAGTTCATATATAGGTGCAAGTCTTGCTACATCAGCATCAGCATTACGTTCAATACTATTAGCTAAATCCATAAAGCTGTCACACTCAATGCGGCTTTTCTTCTTTACACCCAAACTTCTTATAACCTCTACTATATTTAACAAGGCTTCCTTATAACCTTCCCTCCTAGCAGTTTCTTTGGCATTTTTCAGTGTAGCAAGTTCACTTGTTGCTAGAGCAAGTTTATTATCCAAATCACCAAGGCATAACTTAGTTGTGAAATTATCATCTTCCAGCTTAGTAATATATTCCAGCGTCGCATCCTCCTTAGCAATTAGTAATACTTTTTTCTCCGCCTTATTCATTTCCTTCTCCTCGAATAAATTTCAAATTACTAAACACTCGCTAGCTTTGCTATGTTATACTAAGATTTCCTTTGCAAGTTGTGAATTAATTAAATCTGCTACAGTAAGTTCAATCTGATATATCATTGGTACATCTGTACCTCGTACAGTATCTACCACTTCTGGTTCTGGTTTAGTGAGATAAGCAGTACTAAGAGTACATACCTGTAGATATTCGCAATCTTTATAGTATTTACCAGCGCAACTTTCACCGTGCATAGGAAATATATCTACAGTATCATACATTTGAATAGTATCTGCATCAAGCAATAGTTCTTGTATCCATTGAGCACGCTGTAAAAAACTCTTAGGAAATTTAAGTTGTTCGTACTCTTTGTCTTTTGTTTTATATACTAGATATATCACATCATAACTAGATAGTGATGGAAAGATTACATCTAGTACTACTGAGTATCCAATAGCTTGAGCTGAGTTCTTAAAACTCGCAGGATTTACTGTATCAGAAGAAGAAGTTTTAACTTCTAATACTACAATCTTACCTGATATTTTATGTTTTAGTACTGCATCTACGTGTCCACGGTAAAAGAATTCATTAGGTAATGCTATACGAAAAGATAGTTCTACTGCTGGTTTATTTTGATATTGTACAAGTTCGTAATCTTGTAAGTATCCTGACTTACACATAGCAATAAATTTTTGTATAGCTATAACCGCTGTCCAGAAGGATTTATTTTGTTTCTTATTTTCAGCAAATAAATCTGTGTTCCACACATTAAACATCTGCCAAAGTATTTCATACTCTGATTTACCTTGTAATACAAGCTGTATTCCTAAACCTACACAATGTCCAAATGTAAAAGTAATAGAATCACTTTCAGTCTCGGCAGTTCCATCTGCACGTAATTTATACAGTTGAAGCTTGCGAGGACACTCATGTTGAATTAGTCTTGAAGAGTAACTCATTAATTTAAGTCGCTTATCCATATTATAAATCACTCACAGTTAAGTCACGGATAGATTTTTTAGTTGATATAGCTTTAACTACTGTCTGTGCAGTTTCTATTGTGTTTGTATAGTCTGGACGTATGTACTCTTCATACCAAGTACCTTCTCTACCACAATGAGTATCTCTGAATTCACCAATAAGATCTTTGCTTATGTGTTCAGTTAATATAAAATCATATCTAAGTTGTTTTGGCGTAAGTCTAACAGTTACTTCTAAGTTTCCAGTAACAAGATCAGTTTCCTTTTTTATTATATTATTTGGGTGGTGACATTGCCAAGTATCAGAGTGTTCAGTATGAATTTTTTTGCCTAAAATATACTTACAATTAATACATATTTTAAGCTCTTCAACTTCAGTGGAGGATTGCATGAGTATTTATCCTTTGTTGTACTACAGCAGATAGATATTGAGTTTCAATAGAAACTATTAAAACCTCTACTAATTTATCTATATTAATAAGTTCTTCTCTAACCACATTACCATCTAAAATAAAATCAGGTGTAGTATAGATATAACCTATAGTTTTTTGATCAGGCATAATAAAGATTACTAGGTCATTATCTAAATGTTTTCCTGACCATATAATCTGTGCAGTTTGTAGTATCATTGAACTGCTCATATTACAAATCATCCACAGTAAGTTTTTTCAAACTTTTACCTTTACCAGACAGCATAGACATAGCAAGTTCTGTATTAGTTTGTTTCTTTAAGCCTTCTACAATTATGTGTATCTCATCGTCAGATAACAGTGTTACTATTTCTGGGTCAGCTTTAAGCTGCATATGTATAGTACGAAGAAGTGTAGGCATCATTGGGTGAGCAGTTAGTAGCGCTGTCTGCAATTGTCCTACCTTTTCGCGCAGTTCGAATCCTTGTTCTGGAGCTGTTATCATAGTTTTAGTTCCTCTGATGAATTCATTAACTCTTTAAGAGCTTCTAAGCATAGTCCACAAATACACAGTTTTGACTTCCAATCATAAGCTAAAGTACCCGCTTTACCACAAAAAGCGCAGGTTAATCCATTGTGTGGATTATTTACTTTAATAAACCTTATAGGTTTTAGCCTCATTATAAATCTTTTAACCCTATTCGTTTATTTTTAAGTACAAAAGTTAATTTACTTTGGTTTTTTGTATATTCAATCTTATACCATCTGTTTTCTTCAGAAGCCATAAGTTTGAATCCTAAGTCTTTATCTTTTTCTTTCATAACTCCTTTAATAATGCGTTCGTGCATAGGTGGAGGAGCTGCTACAGCTACTTTTAATTTAGTTTTAAGTTCTAACCATATCGGAGCGTATTTTCTTATATTAATCACTGTAGTATTTTGAATCCTGGATTGCGTTCAGGTTTTTTTGCAAGCATTACTTTATATGTAGCAGGAAACAGATTGTAAGCGCCGATAGGTACCTCTCTAATAGTATCTATTGGTACTTCTGGTATAATCTTAGTTATAGTAAGTACATTAATACCAAATATATCTCCACCAGCACCTAGCTTTTCAAGAGATTTATTGTATCGCATGCGATATACATATATTGCTCCCTTGAAAGAGTTAAGCGCAGATTGAGATATAAACTCTATAGCAAGAGTTTCACCAGTTAGAAGTTTCTCAAAGACTTCGCGAGTAGAAAGCATATAGTATAATTATTTATCTTCTACTCTTATTGCGATACGTCTATTTCGCACTACAGTCATTATAAGTCTCCTTACAAAATTATATGGTTTCTTCCAGCACAGTAGAGAATACTATGTAATACTGTACTGGAAGAAACCAACTAAGATAGCCGTGATACCTGATACTTTCTGAACTCAACATACAAAGTATCTTATAGTACCATATCTTAGTTGGAAAGAGCTCATAACTCTGTGGGACACCCGCATGTTCAGAGTTACTTGTTCTTATTTACAAAAGAATGTTAAGGATAAAAACAAGGAAATAACTTGTAACTATTGTTATCTCCTTGCTAGTTATTACAGGTTTGCCAAAAGATCAGCTTCAGTCATGCTCAACAAAGTATCAGCTTTATTAAGCAAGAACTCTACGCAGTCGATATACTGGTCTGCATTAAGAGAGTTAGAAACATATAATGCAAGTTGGTCTTTCAACAGATGCAGAACTGGCTTCTGAGTCTTAACTGCTGAAAACTTGTTAAGCAGAATCTTAGCAGCATTACCAATTTGCTCTTGTGTTTTACCAGTAATAGAAGGCATAACTTCCACATAGTCCTTAGCAAAGGCTTCCCAAGTTTCTTTAGGAATACCACCACCACGGCGAGCAGCTTTCTCCAGATTAGCGATGTAAGTCCAAGTAACTTTATTCATTGGGAATGTATCTTGGCTAACGTCGATAGTTTCATCAACAATACTGCGAGCTTGACTTGCAACTACATCTGCCACAGTATCAAGCAACAAGTCCAGTTCTTTGCCACCAGCTTGCAGAATAGCAACAATACCTTCTACACTTGGTACTGGAACTTTAAGTACTACTTCTGGGCGTTTGTTACCAAGTTCATCTTTGCGAAAGTAGAACTTGAACTCTTTAACATCAATCTTATTATCAAAGTTAGCTACAACTTCTGGTTGAGTTTCTACTGCATGTTGTGCTTCTGTCATTTTAATCTCCTAGTTGGTTAAGTTAAATTAAATTACTGCTGATTACTACTGAGTTGCACCAGTTGAAAGTTACAACTCTTTCATCAGGTCGCATATTGTCTCATAAAGCCGTTTATATGTCAAGTGAAATTTTCAGTCTTGATCACCGGAGGAATTAGTTATAGCTATTAATTCGCTTAGAGATGTTATTGCACTTCTCATATCGTCAGTAGCTAAACTATACGATACCCAAGGACGACCGTTAAGAGGTTTATATAACTCCTCTACTCTGTATCTAGTTGCTAAACCTTCTAGTTTAGTTAGAAGTTTTTCAGTGTCTAGTAAATCACGATTAAGTTTACTAAGTTTCTTTTGAAGTTGTATCTTTGTGCTTGTAGTGCCCATGTTATGTTACTCCTTTAAATAGTTTAAAACATTCCTAATATTACAGTTATAAGACCACATACCCAGATAATTACTATAACTGTAGAAGATATAGTTAGTATACGATTAGTCACTGTTTCTTCTGATATTTTCATTGTCCTTCCATCCTTTCCTGTTTGCCTTTAAAGTACTGAATCTTACTTTCTAATGTGTTACCTTTAATTCTCTGTGATTCAATACCATTAACAAATGATTCTGGCTCACAGATAACGTAGAGTTCTTTTTTTGCTCTTGTCACAGCGGTATAAAGTAGTTCTCGTTGTAACATAGTCGCATGTGACTGATGTAATACTAGAAATACCTTATCCCACTCTGACCCTTGCGATTTGTGTACTGTTATTGCATATCCAAGTATCATTGCATTAATAGTACTAGCAGTATCAAGATTCACAGTTATTTCTGAATCTTGCATAGCAAGAGTTATTATATGAGATGCTTGTCTTACTCGTTCACCATCATCTGTGGCCATCTGAGCTAGTATGAAGTCCATACGCTCTTCTGTTATTTCTTCTTCAGTGTGTTGTTTGTGTCCAGCTTCATCATACCCCCAATAATCTAATGTCTTAGATGCAGGCTGTGTAGCTTTACCAGTATAAACAACATTACGTTTGATTCCTGTAATGATAGCATCTTCTTTATCATAAAGTACTTTATCTCCTATAGAATAATAATGTTTGTTATATCCTGCTACTATTTCATACACTTCTTTATCTGCTTTACGAGATATATGTTGTGCTATGAATTTATTAAGTTCATCGGTACCAAATGCTTTATTATATGGAATTAATATAATATCATCTTCGTAGTTATAGATACCTGAATCTATCGCACCTGTAAAGAATTTGGCGGCTGTATGTAAAGCTACATCACTAGATAATTTTTTCTTCCAAGAATGCAGTTTTAATTCTCCAGGAAATAACCACTCTGGTAATTCTTTAGCTGGTATAGGTTTACCACTAAGAATTCTATGTGCAAGTCTTATTATTGGAGATTCCAATGCTTGTCTATATACCTCAGTTAGTTCTATTGTAGGTAACTCAATCATTTTGAATCCAAGTATTGCAGAACCAAATACTGGTGGTAATTGTTGAATGTCACCTAGAAATATAAAAGTTGGTTTATGTGGACAAGCAACTACTATCTGAGCAAATAAATCTGTGGATACCATAGATGCTTCTTCTACTATGATATATTTAAGTTGTTCAGGTAATGGATAGTATTGAGTTCTTTTAGGTTCAAATACTCTCTTAGTTACTGTTTCACCTTCGTCATTAGTATCTTCATAAATAACTGGTTGATATTCTAGTAACTTATGGATTGTAATGCAGTTAGCTTTAATATCCTCTGGTACGTTTTTACGGATATTATTAGTAGCTCTGCGAGTAAATGCTACAATAGCTATTCCATAAGTACCAGACTCAAGATACTTATGTTCCATATTACTAGGGAAACGAGATAGCATATCTGACTGGATAAGCTTAGTAATAGTACCTTTCATGCAAGTAGTTTTACCTGTGCCTGCTGCACCTACTAAGATTGCACTGGCTCCAGATGCGGCTAGTTGAATAAAAGCTGCTTGTTTTTCATTGTAAGTGATAACATTACCAAATCTGTCAGTTGATTGATTTGACGCAGTTGGCGCAGATAGCGCAGTTGGCATGTTAGATACTTGCAATGGTGCTGGTACTGATACTGATGCTGATGCTGGTGTTTCAATTGCTTTCTCAGCTCTTACTCTAGCTAGTAATGCAGCTAGTTTTTCTTTATTTGGTTGAGTAGTTATAGTTGACATTGTGCTATCTCTTTATACTAATTAAAACAGTTGGTAACAATCCTGTTACTTCTATTGGGTTTCTGAAACTAAGTCTTACTTGTCGAGAGCTATATACTTTTTCTGGGGTACAGAAATAAAAAATTACTTTGTATTTCACACCGCTATGAATGACTGTTCCGTTTCTTATCCAATACTTAATATATGCTCCTGTCCAATACATAAGATAGTAATTGTGATAAAACTGTAAATATCTTTTTGGTATTTCCCACCCTTTTTCTGTTATAAAGCGTAAATAATCTTTATCTATATTATGATATAGTTTGAGTGTAATTGCATCAGACATTATAATTCTCCTTCACTAGATTGTATTACTGCTGCTGGTGGATTAAGCTTGTAATATTCTTGTGCCATATCCCATTTAACTTTAGCTCTAAGGTATGCAATTTTAGATGGATAGTCTAGTTCTTTTGGTAAAGTTGTAGGTGCAGCTTCAATTAATGCAAGTTTATTTGCAGTTTCTACGCTAGATTCTGCATCTATAATACGGTATCTAGTAGAACTATTTAAATCTAATTCACCAAAACCTAGAAAGTCTGTTTGTTTAGCTAAGCCAGAACGTAATGCTTTAAGCAAATTATACGCATAACTACTGCCTTGTGTTATATTATCTTCACAGTGACATAGTAACTCATCTATGTCTGTTTTAGGTATAGTAAATATTTGCTCTGCATTGAAGCATTTAATTATTATTTGTTTCCAATACTCATTTAATGGTATGTATGCAGTATTTACAAGTGTAGGACTCTTAGGAAAGTTACCTGCTATCTCTGCCCAATCTGCCAGTATTCTAGCAAATGCCTTTTCATTACGAACATGTGCACTATTAATCATTCGCTCTAATGCAGCAGTTCTACGGATTAGTTTTTGTTCCTCAGACATAGTACGATAACCTGAGTACCATTCATTGTAGTAATTCTCCCATATAGCTATCCAGTTAGCTACATTAGCTAAGTTACGAGTTTCTGGTGAGATTACAAATTGTGGTGGAGTAAATCCCGGATGTTGTACTATGTTTAACTTACCTACTATATTGAATAGATTTTCCATATTAGATGCAACTATACTATCTGTATGGTTAGTTCTAATAGCTTGTAATCTGAATTCGATATTATCGGTAGAGTTTAGTAAGGCTAGAAATAATAAATATGAGTCAGTAGTAGTTAATTCTCCTGCTGCCCATTTTACACTGTATGAAAGTAGTTTCTTTTGAGGTATGTAGAATATAGGATGCACAGTTTCTCTATTAGAGAGAGTTCCTGGAAAATGCTGTACATTGAACTCTAAACTGGAAAAAGCACAAATTAGTCGCATGATAATAGATTCCTTACTTATTGTTACAGGTTAATTAATAGTATTAAATATGATTTTCTATTGTAAGAGTTTGATATACTTCTCTTGCTAATTCTTTCTCGTGTTGGTGATATAGTAAAAAAGATACATCTTCAGTAGGTATTTCATCTGCATAAGCACGAAGTAGTAAATCTATTTCACTATTACTATCAATAGAGTATTTAGTTACAATAATAATAGCATAATCAGGTATAATAATCAGTGCTATGTTATCATTGTCTTTATGCGCTATTTCTCTTGCGCAGTGAGTTAAGTTAGGATGCTTCATAGTATGTTCTCCCTTTAGTAGTATAGCAAATCAGTTAGTAACTCAATCATTGGGTGATAACAACTTGGAAAATACCTTCTTGCTCTAGTTATTTGTTCTTCGCAAGGTAGTTCTTCAGTTGCAATATAACTACCAAAGATAGTATGCACTATTTTAGTAGTTAGTTTAGTTACTACTTCTTTGGTTTCTGATACTTGATATTCATAGCGTATCATTGTTTATGTATCCTTTCTTATGTTAAGTTAGGTTAAGCAATAATTATTGCGTACTTCAACAGTCTTGCGGATTATCTCATAAGCGAGATAAGTTGTCAAGAGGTTTCTTGAATCTTAGTTATGCTATTTTGGCACAGTTATTTTTGGTATAAGGTATCTTATTTCTATTGTGCCTTCTGAGTAACGTATTACTGCTGTGATTGTTTTGCCTTGTTCTCGTAGTTGTTTTACTATATTATCTGCTTCATACTTGGAGAAACATAATACAAAATCTTGTTGTGATATTAGATTTTGTCTCTTACGATAGGCTAACTCAGCAGAAGCTATTGATTTAATTATGTGAGTTAAGTTATCTGCAACTTGTTTAGATGATGTATGATAGGTGATTTTCATGTTGTAGTGCTCCTATTATAGTTGTAATTGTAGTACTATGTATGATTTTACTCCTTTACTTTTAATGCTTTTTTATAGCAAGTAAGTAAGAAAGGAGTGATTTCTTTGTTATAATTAATAGCCTCAACAGCAGCAGTATAAGCAGCATTAGCAGCATTAGCAGCATCACCAGCATTAGCAGCATAAGCAGCAGTATAAGCAGCATTAGCAGCAGCATTAGCAGTATAAGCAGCATAAGCAGCAGTATAAGCAGCATAAGCAGCATTAGCAACATTAGCAGCATTAGCAACATTAGCAGCATTACCAGCATTAGCAGCAGAACTACAGCTTCTATCCTTGCCAGTTAACCAATTAGTTGCCCATAGTTGCCAAGTTTCTTCTTTATAGGCATATAAAATACAAATGAGTGTAAAAGCAATTTTAGTAGTTATTGAAATCTTAGGTAATTCAATCTCTTCTAATAAAACTTGAGATTTACACCAGCTTTTTAATCCATCTGTTCCTAGTCTTGGACTTGTACTTATTGCAAATAATCTTGGATTAGTTATGTTTGCGTGAGT